GGTCCTGCTGGACCGCGGCGACCTGACCCATGGCGACGAAGCGTGGCTGGTGGGGCTGCTGGGTGGCTCGATCGAACCCGCCTGCACCGACGTGCCGATCACCCCATCACCGCCCGCCAGACAGGGGCTACGCGGCGTGGAGGACGATCGGCGGGGCGGCGGGGCGGGGAATGTCCACGGGCTTGTAGGAGGCTAAAATGCAGGACGAAGAAGTGACGATCATCCGGTTCCAGACCTACCCCATCGACCGCGAGCGCATCCGGCGCATCCGGAAGACGGTCGAGGCGCTATCGGTCTCGCAGGTGATACGGGATGCGATACGGCATTACGAAAAGCATCTTAGCCAATCAATGGCCGACCATGTGCCATAGCGTAATGATTTTGGGGATGGTATGATGGGCGCTATGGCAACAGGCCGACCCACCCTGTATCGCGACACGTATCCCGAGCAAGCGCGCCGGCTTTGCCTGCTTGGACTCACGGATGAAGAGCTGGCCGAATTCTTCGAGGTTGATGTCCGCACGATCTACCGTTGGGACGGCGATCACCCAGAGTTTTGTCAGGCCCGCGCGCGCGGAAAGCTGCACGCGGACGCCAAGGTGGCCGAGAAAATGTATCATCGCGCGTTGGGCTACCGGCACTCTGCAGTCAAGATTTTCATGCCGGCCGGCGCTAAGGAGCCGGTCTACGCCGATTACACCGAGCACTACCCACCCGACACCGCGGCAGGGACGCTTTGGCTCTCGAACCGGCAGGGCGGCAAGTGGAAGGTGAAGAGCGATGTTAAGCACACGCATAACCTCCCTGCTGCCCGATCCGATGACGCCGCTCTCCTCGCTATCGCCACAGCAGGCAGCGGCGATGCTGCTCCAACGCAGGGCGATCAGAGCGAGCCTGAATGACTGGTGCGTTCATGCCCTTGCCGCGCAATGCCTCGCGCCGGAGCGTCACCACCGGCTGCTCCTATCGCGCCTGGAGGCCGTCGAGCGCGGCGAAGTGCGGCGCCTCATGGTTCTGATGCCGCCTGGATCAGCAAAGTCAACCTACGCGTCAACGCTGTTCCCGGCATGGTATATGGCGCGCAACCCATCGCACGCTGTCATTGCCGCATCGCATACCGCGGAACTGGCCGAGCGGTTCGGCCGACGGGTTCGCAACACCGTGGCGGATCACTCTGAGACGCTGGGCGTCGCGCTGTCGCCTGACAACCAAGCGGCCGGCCGATGGGAGACCACGCAGCAGGGCGAATATTTCGCGGCTGGTATCCTTGGCCCAATAACTGGCCGAAGAGCAGATCTTGTGATCGTGGACGATCCCGTAAAATCCCGGGTCGAGGCGGACAGCGAAACCGTGTCTGACCGTGTGTGGGAGTGGTGGAAGTCCGATCTGTCCACCCGCTTGAAACCCGGCGCGAAGGTTGTGCTGATCATGACGCGCTGGTCGGAAAACGACCTCGGTGGCCGTCTGCTCGATGACATGGCGACCGGGGGCGACGAATGGGAAGTCCTGCGCCTACCGATGGAGGCCGAGGCGCATGACCCGCTCGGCCGCGCCATTGGCGAGCCGCTGTGGCCGGAATGGTTCACCGACGACATGCGCCGCACGGCCAAGCGCGACTCGCGAACGTGGTCGGCGCTGTATCAGCAGTCGCCATCCCCCGAGTCCGGCTCCTACTTCCTCAAGGACTGGCTCCATCCCGTCACATCGACGCCGCCGCGCGACAGCCTGCGCATTTACGGCGGGTCAGACTACGCGGTGACCTCAGACGGCGGCGATTACACGGTGCATGTCGTCATCGGGATGGACCACGACGGCAATCTGTGGCTGCTCGATCTGTGGCGCGGGCAGGCATCCTCCGACGTGTGGGTCGAGGCGTTCTGCGATCTGGTGCGCGCATGGAAGCCGATTGGGTGGGCTGAGGAACAGGGACAGATCCGTGCTGGCGTTGGCCCATTCCTGACGCGCGCGATGCGTGAACGCCGAGCCTACGTGGCGCGGCATGACTTCCCGACGCGCGGCGACAAGGCGGTGCGTGCGCAGTCTATCCGCGGGCGGATGGCGATCGACGGGTTGCGCATCCCGGCTGCCGCGATATGGCGGACTGATCTGGAGACTGAGTTGCTGTCGTTCCCGGTGGGTAAGCACGACGACCAGGTTGATGCGCTGGGGTTGGTTGGACAGTTGTTGGACAAGATGATCCAGCCGGCCGGCCCGGAAGCGCCGGTTGTGCCGCGGCATATCAGCGACATGACCCTGAACGAAGCCTTCAAACTCGCCAACCCCCGCGCCCGTGGCGGCGCCAGAGTGAGGATTTAGACGATGGTTGCGATGGCCAACATGCGCCGCACGGCCGCTGAGCGCAAAGCCGAGGGCGACGATCACGAGATCGCCACGGCATCGTCCCCGGCACGACCGCCCGAGAAGGACGATATCGAGGTTCGGCTTGAGCACCACCACATCCAGAAGCTGGGACTCAAGGGGCCGCTGCCGCACGGCACGAAGGTGTCGTTCGCAGGCGATGGCGAGGTCGCGGACAGCGGCACCCGCGAAGGCTACGACGACGCCGAGCCGCGCCACCACATGACGATCCGCCTGCGCCGGGCTGGTGTCGATGCCAGCGAGAGTGCGGACGCGCGCCGCGGCGACGTTCGCGGCGATGTGGAGGCTGCTGCTGACGCGGTGGCGGCAAAGAAGCCAACGAAGTGACCCATGCGCCTCTACCGCAACCACCTCGGCGCGCTGGTCCTGTCGGTCACGTTGTTCGGCGTGACCCGGCACTGGGCGGTGACGCGGTGCGGGTTGGAGCGAATTTGAAATGGTAGACGCCACGATCGGACCCGACCGGATCGACACCGAAGCCGACCTCGGCACGGGCGACGACGCCCTCTATGCCCTATGGATGGGACTCGACCGCATCGCCGGGAAAGACGAGGAGAAGTGGCACAAGCGCGGCCGCAAGATCGTCAAGCGTTACCGTGACGAACGCCCCGAGACCGGCAACACCACCCACAGATTCAACATCCTTTGGAGCAATGTTCAAACCTTGATCCCCACGCTTTACGCCCGCACACCCAAGGCCGACGTGCAACGTCGGTTTCTCGATCAGGACGACACCGGGCGCCTCGCCTCGCTGCTGCTGGAACGCTCGATCGAATACTCGCTGGAGAACTGTGGCTTTGATGCCGTGATGGAGGCGGTGGTTCAGGATCGTCTGCTGCCAGGCCGCGGCACAGCGCGGGTGATGTATATCCCGCACTATGGCGACGTGATCGCCGATCCGGAGGAAGAATTCGCCGACGCCGAACAGACTGGCACGACGATCGATAGCCCCAGCGACCAGAAGCTGGAGCCGACGCGCGAGGTGGTGTACGAGGAAGCGATCGTAACATACCTCTACTGGGAGGATTACCGCGAATCGCCGGCGCGGACGTGGCGCGAGGTGTCGTGGGTGCGTTACCGCGCGTTCATGACCCGCGACGAACTGGTCAAGCGGTTCGGGACCAAGAAGGGCAAGCAGGTCAATCTCGACTACACCCCGAAGGGCGCGACCGAAGACAAGGGAGACAAGGCCCAGCCGCCGGACATCTTCAAGAAAGCCGAGGTGTTCGAGTTCTGGGACAAGATCAAGGGCCGGGTCATCTGGCTCGCGCCCGGGACGCCTGATCTGATCCTGGACGACATCGAAGACCCGCTGAAACTGCCGGAGTTCTTCCCGTCACCCGACCCGCTTCTGTCCACCACCACGACGGACAAGCGCATTCCGGTGCCGGACTATGCTGAGTATCAGGATCAGGCCAACGAACTCGACACACTCACCTCGCGGATCGATACCCTGACGCGGGCGCTGAAGTTGTCCGGCATCTACCCGGGTGAGCAGAAGCAGATGCTTCAGCAGTTGGTCGACGAGGGGACGGAGAACAAGCTGATCCCGGTGGCGGACTGGGCTGCATTTACCGACAAGGGCGGCTTGCAGAACTTCATCCAGTGGATGCCGATCAAGGAAGTCGCCGACACGTTAATCCAACTCTACGCGGCGCGCGAAAAGACCAAGGAGCTGCTCTACGAGATCACCGGCATCGGCGACATCATGCGAGGCCAGACCGACCCGAACGAGACGATGGGCGCGCAGCAGTTGAAGGCCAACTTCTCGACCCGGCGTATCCAACCGCAGCAACGCCAGGTGGCGCGAGTGGCGCGGGATCTGATCCGTCTGGTTGGCGGCGTGATCGCCGAGCATTTCTCGCCGCAGACTATCTCGATGATCACCGGGTATCCGCAGTTGGCGCCGGTGCCGGAGGTTGGGCCTCCCCCGCCTGCGATGATCCCCGGGGCGGGTGCGGCGCAGCCGATGAGGATGCCGCAATGAGCGCCACCATGCAACCACAGCCCGGCATGGCGCCACCGCCAGCGCCACCCGCCATGGTGCCCAATCCCGCCTTCGCCCAATGGCAGCAGGCCCAGCAAGCCGCGCAGGCCGTCCAGCAGGCCAATGCCAAGAAACAGCAGCAGTTTGACGCCGCGTGCGCGCTGATCAAGTCGGATGGCGTGCGCGGGTTCAAGCTGGACATCGAGGCGGACAGCACGATCGCGGCCGACGAACAGGCGGAGAAGCAGGCGCGCACGGAATTTCTGCAACAGATGATCCCGATGCTGGAACAGGTCGTGCCGCTGGCGCAGGGCAATCCTCCGCTCGCCGCGCTGGCCAAGGAAATGTCACTGTTCGCCGTGCGTGGGTTCCGCGTCGCACGGACGTTGGAAGAGGCATTTGAGCAGGCATTCGACGCGATTGCGAAAATGCCGCCGAACCCCAAGGTCACGGGGCACGGCGACAAGGGGCCGACGCAGAATCCAGCGGTGGACCAGGCCAAGATCGCGGCCGACGTTCACGATACGCAGATGAAGACGCAAACCGATCAAATGGCGATTGCCCAGAAGGCGCAGCAGGCGGCGGATCAGGTGCAGATCGAGCGCGAGCGGGCCGCGTCGGATGCGGAGAACGACCATGCCGACCTGGCGTTGAGGGCCGCGGAACTGCACCAGCGCGGGCTGCTTGAGGCGGCGCGGACGATGAAGACTGAGTCGGCGAGTGCGGAGGGGCTGAAATGACCATCCACCCCGAGACCGAAATCGTCGCTTCGTCCCACGACGCCAAGACCAAAGCCCACACCTACACGATCGAGCGTGGCGGCAAGCGATGGACCATCACCATCCCAGACGCCGACTTCGAGCGGTTCGGGCCGGTCATGGGCGCGTCGGCAGCGGTCAACAAGATGAACCGGCGCAAGCACCTGGCAACGCGCCTGGCGGCGGCTATGGAGGGTCCTGCGGATGTCCGCTGACAACCCGAATCAACGCCTCCCCGACCTACGCGACCAACTCGCGCGCTTCAACGCCGAGCGCAGCGAACTGCTGCGCGGGAGGCCGATCGACACGGCGGAGGATCGGATACCGATACCGCGCTCTGGCGTTGGAGGTGATGTAGAATGACCCGCCGAACCTACGCGTACGACGCGGACCTCGATGCCGTGGTGCAGATCCGCGGCCCTGGCAGCAACCATCCCTCGGACCCGCCATCGGGGATGCAGATCATCCGCGACATCGAGCCGTACCGCACCGCCGCGTCGGACATCGCGCACGAAGGCAAGCGCGTGCTGATCGGCTCGCGGTCGCGGCACCGGGAATTCCTCCGCGATAACTCGTATGTGGAAATCGGCAACGAGCGTCCGGTTCAGGGCGAACGCCCGACGATGAGCCGGAACGAGCGAATCGAGGATATCCGGCGGGCGATGGGGGATTTTGGCCGTCCCGGTTAGCCAACCAATAGCCAATCATTGCCCATAGACAACGACATACGCACTCGCGCATAATGAACACAGGCTAGGAGGCCCCTTTGCCGCCGTTGGACGACACCGAGACCCAGGTCGGAGCCCCCGACGACATCCGTTCCGCTTTGATGGCGGCGATTGATGGCGCTGAAACTGCGCCTGAAGCGCCAGAAACCCCGACACCCGAGACCGAGACCGACAAGCCGACGCGGGCGCGTGGCCCGGACGGCAAGTTTGCGGCCAAGGAAGAATCCCAGACCGAGACACCGACCCCAGAGACGCCGAAAGAGGAAGCCAAAGCCCCAGAGGGCAAGGCGACCACTACAGAACCGCCGGCGAACTGGTCCGAGGCTGACAAGGCGAAGTTCAA